ACCGAAGAACAGGCCAAGGCCATCATCAACATGATCCGCAAGGGCGAAGTGCCCAGCGTGTCGATCACCTATTGAGGCAGCCATGAACGAAGTCCCTAAAGCCCAAGTCACCGCCCTCCCGGCCCGCGTAGAAGGCCCAGCTGCAAACTCCCCGATGGGGATGATGCTGGCAGCCATTCAGCAAGGCGCCACCCTGGAGCAGGTAGAGAAAATGATGGACCTTCAGGAGCGCTGGGAGCGAACTGAAGCCAAGAAGGCATACGACGCTGCCTTTGCCAACTTCAAGGCAGAAGCAGTGCGGATCGTGAAGGGCCGCAAGGTCACTGATGGCCCACTGAAGAACAAGAGCTATGCCGAACTGCACGATGTGGTTGATGCGGTGACGCCTGCCCTGTCCAAGCATGGCCTGTCGTCGTCGTGGAAGCTGACGCGCGACGAGAAGGATTGGATGGAAGTCACCTGCTACCTACGGCACGTCGGCGGCCACGAAGAAAGCGTTTCCATGGGCGGTCCGCCCGACGCGGGAGGCGCCAAGAACGCTATTCAGGCGCGAGCGAGCACCAAGACCTACTTGGAACGCTACACGCTAAAGGCGATCACCGGCCTATCCGAGCAGGACGATGACGATGACGGAGCGGGCGCAGCGTCTGTGCGGGTCATCACCGGCGTTCAGCTCATGCGGCTGCAGGGAATCGTTTCGCAATGTAGCGAGGCGGTGATTGAGAAGTTCGGCAAGGACTGGCCGGACCCTTCCCAAATCCCGGCAGACCAGTTTGACGGCATCGTATCTTCGCTTGAGCGTGCCGCCGCACGACATAAGCAGCGCATGGCAGACGGCATGGGAGGTGAACATGCAGATAATCCGTGACGTAGAGCAGGGGTCGGCCGACTGGCTGGCCCTGCGCCTGGGTATCGTGACCTGCTCCGAACTGGATTGCCTGCTGGTCAACGGCAAGGGCGAAGCCGGCTTCGGTGCCGGAGCCTTCACCTACATGGATACGCTGATTGGCGAGCGGATCACAGGCGAGGCCGCAGACCCGTTCGGCGGCAACCGCCACACCGAGCGCGGGCATGAGCTGGAAGCAGTCGCCCGCGGCCTGTACGAGTCGCGTGAAGAGGTCGCCACGGAACAGGTGGCCATCATCCTGAATCACGGCATCGGCTACTCGCCGGACTCGCTGGTCGGCGCCAACGGCCTCACCGAGATCAAGACCAAGCTGCCGAAGTTCCAGGTCGGCGTGATCCTGGCTGGCGAGATCCCAAAGGAGCACGTCGCGCAGTGTCAGGGCGGGCTATGGGTATCGGATCGGGAATGGATCGACTTCGTGTCCTACTGGCCGGGCATGCCCCTATTCGTCAAGCGCGCATACCGCGACGAGGCGCTGATTCGCAAGATCAGCGAACGCGTCTCCACCTTCTACGAACTGCTCGAAGAGCGCATGAATCGGGTCATGGGCATTGCCGCCTAACCCAACAACCAAGGAGCCGACATGGCACAGCTATTTGGACTGGCCCGACTGGGCCGCGATGCAGAAGTTCGATTCACGCAGGCTGGAAAGCCTGTAGCCACCCTGGCACTGGCGTTCAGTTACGGGAAGAAGGAGAACGGCCAGCGCCCGTCTCAGTGGGTAGACGCAGCGCTTTGGGGTGATCGAGCCGAAGCCCTGGCGCCTTACCTACTCAAAGGCCAACAGTTGAGCGTGACGGTCGATGACGTGCACATCGAAACCTTCCAAAAGAATGACGGCACGCAGGGCCACAAGCTGACCGGGCGCGTATCGAACATCGAGTTCGCAGGAAGCGCGCCGCAGCAGAACAACCAGGCGCAACCTCAGCAAAGGCCGCAGCAGCAATCGCGCCCGCAGCAGGCCGCACCACAGCAGCAGCCCGCGCCGGACTACGACAGCTTCGACGACGATATTCCATTCTAAATCAACAACTTAGGGCGCCCCGCGCGCCCTCCTCCCCGGTACACACCCATGCTCATAGACAACAATGCCATAGCGCAGGGCGAGGCTCTGCGCGCGCAAATTGACGCGGCCACGGCTGCATTCCTGAACGCTGGCGGAAAGATCCAGCTGCTGCCGGACAGCATCGGCAAGCCGATAGAGATCAAGCCGGTGGCGTTCAACAACGCCGGCAACCTGGAGGCGGACCAGCGCAGCCGCAAGCGTGGCGCCCGCAACTCTGCCGTATCGAACAGCCTCCCGCTGCGCAAGCGTGGCACGCCGCAGGCCAAGCAGAACGACATGCTGCGGCAGGAATGGCCATGAGATTCCCCGACGTGCTCGACGCCATCCGCCACGCGGCGTACCGAGCTGAACTGACTGGCAAGCCGTGGGGCGTCTACGCGCTTGCCCAATACATCGTCGCGCCGCTTGGTGACCTGAGCGAGGCGGCACTGCTGGAGGTGTGCCAGCCATGAAACGTAACCTACCCCACGCACGGCTCAACAAACTGAGCCGGGCCATTGTCCGCCAGTTCCGCGTCGCAGTCGTGAACATGGACCCAGAAGGCCGGCAGGGACTGGTCGACTGGAAGACATGCCGCAGCATCGCGCCGAGCCGGCAAATCGCCGAGGCCATCTGCGACATAGCCCATAGCTGGGTCATCTACCTGGCCGCGTTCTGCATCGACCAGAAGGGCGAGCAGTACATCAAAGCCAGCGAGATCGCGCCGCAGGGCATTTACCGATCCGACAGCCTGGCCGGCGTGCTCGAGGAGCATTACCGAGCGCTGGTGAAGAGCTGCAACCCGAATCACCTGGTCGGCTCTGGCTGGATAGCAATGCCGGGCGGCACGTCGCTGGACGAGGCGCAGGCCGCGCGGATCTTCGAGGCGTGCGGGGCTTGGAAGGCACAGGAGCAAGCAGCATGACAGCAGTAGCCAAACACCTAGACGGCGAACTGGTCGAGGACGTTTCGGAGTTCTTCGCCCCAATGTCTGCCGATCTGGTTGACGGCCTGGTCGGCCAATACAACGCGGCGCGCAGCAACATCGAGGCGCTGGCAGAGGCTGTGCGAGACAGCCAGAACGCATCGGCCCTGCACTACTTCGTTGAGGGGAACGTGCGAGAGCAGCGGCACAGTATGCCGACCACGGTCGAGGCGCTGTTCCGCGTCGAGGGCGCCATTGCCCAGCTCAACGCGGACTTTTGGAGCCGCGCGCTGCGCATGACGGACGTGATGGACTACATGCCACAGAAGCGCCGAGAAGAATGGCACGAGCAGATCCGCAACCCGGAAGGACGCAAGGCAAGCAAGTACAGTGGCGAGACAGAGCTGCCGGCTCTTCCTGAGTTCGAGGAGGCAACGGTGCGGTCGACGCTGACCAGCCTACTGCACAGCCGCTCACAGTTCCTAGCCGAGCGTGTCGACGGCATCTTCCGGGCGCTGAGCCGGCAGCACGTGACGAACCAGCCGCAGGGCTTCGGCAAGAGGATGATCATCCAGGGCGTGTTCAGCTACGGGACGGCCGGGCACATCAACGACCTGCGCTGCGTGATCGCCAAGTTCATGGGCCGCGACGAGCCGAAGCACGGCGCCACCGACCCGGTGGTCAAGGCCGCACGGCGCCAGAACGGCCAGTGGATGAACGTCGACGGCGGGGCGCTGCGCATCCGCGTCTATGGCGGCGTTGGCACTGCTCACCTTGAGGTGCACCCTGACATGGCCTGGCGCCTGAACGCCATCCTAGCCAGCCTGTACCCGCTCGCCATCCCGGCCGAGTTCCGCACCAAGCCGAAGCGCGCGAAGAAGATCAAGGACTTCGAGCTTTTCGACCGGCCGCTGCCGTTCGCCGTGGTGCAGCTGCTGGCAGAAATGCGCGAGGTGCGCGAGCGGATTGAACCGGCATGGCCAGAGCGCTATCGCGCCGTTCCGAACGCACGCGAGTTCGGCTACGGCGAAAAGGACAAGGCGGCTGTGGCCGAAGCCGAGAAGGTGCTGATGGCCATCGGTGCCGTGAAAGCCGGCCGTCATTGGCAGTTCGACTATGACCCGACCGAGGTGCTGGATCAGGTGGTTTGCTCTGGCTGCATCCCCGACCAGAAGTCGCACCAGTTCTACCCCGCCCCGCAAGCAGTAGCCGAGTTCGCCGTCAGCGTCGCCGAGATCGACGACCACCATGGCGTGCTGGAGCCGAGCGCCGGAATCGGCGGCCTGGCCGACTACCTGCCCAAGCTACAGACCACCTGCGTGGAAATAAGCCCACTGCACTGCCAGGTGCTGGAGGCCAAGGGCTTCAAGGTCGTAGAGGCTGACTTTCTCAAGTGGGCGCCTGGCCAGCCAGCAGCTGACCGCATCGTCATGAACCCGCCTTTCAGCGAAGGCCGCTGGCAGGCGCACCTGCAGGCCGCTGCCGACATGCTGAAGCCTGACGGCCGCCTGGTCGCCATCCTGCCAGCCAGCGCCAAGGGCAAAGACCTGCTGCCCGGCTGGCACCTGGAATGGCCACGCACTTTCGACAACGAGTTCGCCGGCACCAGCGTTTCGGTAGTGGTGCTGGTGGCTACTCGCACCTGAGCCCAGCCCGGCCGCCATCCTTGCCCGATGCGCGGCCGGCGGGTGTGCGCCGAGTATCAGCCCCATCCACCAGGAGTACGTCCAGTGAACTTCCCCGAGAACACCGAAGAGTTCCGGCGTGGCTTTGCCGACTACTCGGCAGGGCTGGGCCGGGATGCCTGCCCATATCGATCCATCCGCAAGCGCGCGCTGTGGCACTGCGGCTGGCACGCAGCAGATCAGGAGTTGAATCAATGAGCATGAAAGAAGAGTTCACCGTGCGCCGGATCAACGCGCAGGTGCCTGACACCTTGGCGCACTACCTGGCCGTAGAGCAGCAGGCGCGCTTCCACGCCGAGGCGCTGGCGTTGCTTGAGGCAGCAAAGCCATTCGTTGGTCGCTGCAACAGCATCGGCGGCCAGCGGCTCAGCAAGACAATCACCGAGTTCATCGCCAAGCACCGGAGGAAGATGCCGTGATCCTGCGCCCGCTTGAAGGCCGAACTGGCACCGGCCCCATCGACAACCTGGCCATGTACGAAACCCAGCTCGAATGCCCAGAGTGCGGCGCCTTCGAGGTCTGGCATATCCCCGAGCAGCAGGGCACTTGCCACGGCGGCAAGTTCACCAACAGCTGTATCGAATACCACTGGTGCGAGTCGTGCGAAGCATGCCTCACGGATAAGGAGCAAACCCCATGACCACCACAACCATAGCGGTGCCGCGTGATGTGCCGGATGGCTATGCGCTAGTAAAGCACGAGGCAATTGAATACCTGGCCGATCAGTGGCCTGGCGCATATCAGAAGTTCTACGCCATTGCAGTGGACTCAGCCCCTTCCGCCCCAACCGTCAAGGCTGAGCAGGCGCCCACGCCTGAGTTCGTATGGGTTCGCCTGCTTGAAGCGCTGGCGGGCGACAACGGATGCCCATTCACTGCCAGCACCGACGATTACCGCGAAGCCAAGCCCGCCCTGGTGCAGCTGATCGCAGCCGGATTATTCCGCGATGACGCTGACAGCCTGGACGGCGACATCTGGACCATCGCTGCGGGTGAGCAGAGCGAAGCCGCTGCACGTTTTGCCAGTTGCGCCGACGCCTATGCAGTGCTGTCCGACGTGCTGAATCGCGTGTTTGAGCGGCCTGATGAAGCCCCCTCCCTGCCGGCTGCTGGATCGGCTGAACTGATCGCCGAGGCTGAGCGCTGCCTGTTCGTGCTGCGCGAGATTGGCAGCATGGACGCAGACGACATTACCGGCGATGACGTTGACCTGCGTTTTGAAGATGAAGAAGGGTGCGACACGGGCTGCGACGTATCAATCGTGGACTACGCCGAGAAGTCGGCTGACGTGATCGAGAAGATGATCGCCGCCCTTTCCGCCCAGCAGTCCGCGCAGCCAGAGTTCTGCTGCGAGCATTCGTACAAGGTGGCGAAGCAGGCGGCATGGGGCGCGCGCGAACTGACTCAGTGCAAGTGCGACCACAACGAATACTGCGAGCACTGCTGGCCTGACGATTTCAGAGAGGGCGGAAAGTGGCACGGTGGGTTCGAGAAAAAGCAGTCCGCGCCCGAGCGGGTGAGCGTGCCGGTGGAGTTGTTGCGCCGAGTCTGCTGGCCGGTAGCTAGCGGCTCTGATCGGCACACGCATAGCGAGGCTGTGGCTGAACTCCGCGCCCTTCTCGCCAGCCATCAGCGTGGTGAAGCATGAGCGACTTTGAGCGAGAGGTCAGCGAGTCGTCACGGGCCTGGATGCGAACGCTTGGCAACTTTTCACCAACAGTCAACCCGGATTACCGCGAGGTCAAGGGGTCGATGCTTGGCGAATACGGAGACGCCGAGAAAACATATTTCAGCAGTAAAGAGCTGCGCGAACTGGCGGCGGCCTGTTCAGAGGTCGCGGATTGGCTGGATAAGCGCGCAGCAGGAGAACAGAAATGAGCGGGACAATCACAATGACCGGCGAGGAATACGACTCCCTGCACGCCGAGGCCGAGGCGCTGCGGAAGGATGCGGAGCGGTACCGGTGGCTTCGTGATCAGGCGCCGAAGGCAAGAGGCGAGTGGGAGATAGACGGTCAGCGCTACGGCATGATGCTCGGGGCGGATCAGGATGATGTCGATGAGGCGGTGGATGCGCTGATGTCCGCCAAGGCTGCGAAGGAGGCGTGAATGCTGCTATCCACGCTGGCGTATTTGTCTATCTGCGTACTGATCTGGCCGCTTAGCGCAACTCGATTCTGCGCGACGCTAGTCATGCTGTTTGCCTTCACCGTAGCTACAAACACCATTACCCCCTAACCCCACCCAAACACACAGCCTGCCGGCGAGAGTCGGCGGGGAGGAGAAGTCATGGCCGAAATACTGATCGGCAAGTTTGTGCGGCGCATATTCCGTAACGAGAGCGGCAGCTACCAGATCCTCGATCTGCGGATCTCGGGCGGGCGGCATGTGCGCGCGGTATTCGACGGAGTGGCCGCGCCAGAGCCAAGGAAAACCGTCGAGTTCACTGTTTTCGGCGAGTACGTCAGGCATCCGCAGTACGGCAGGAATTTGATGGTAACGAGGTTCGAGCGGTATGCCGGTATCAGCCAAGACCACAAGCAGCAAGCCGCCACCGACCGGGCGGTGCAAAAGATCATTGGCGGGCCGACAGACAAGCCAGCCGCCTAACCCCACACGCAGCAGGAGATAGACATGCACACAGACAAGGCTATAGCGGGGTTCGAGGCGTGGTGGCAGCAGCAGCTCGGGCACAGCTGTTTCGAGGACGTGAAGGACCAGATGCGCAACGTGTGGCTGGCGTCGCGGCGGGAGTTGGTGATTGAGCTGAACGATATCTCAATGAGCCAGTACGCCAGCGTCTCGTCATTCAGGGCTGCTGAGTCCATGCGGAAAGGAGACCGCGCCGCCATCGAAGCAGCCGGCGTAACGGTGAGGGGGTGAGCATGAGCCTGTGGCAATCATTCAAGCGCCTGCCGGAGCAGGAGCAGAAGCGCCAGTTTGAAATCCTCGCCAAGTCCGACATGCAGCGAATCCGCATGGAAGTATGGATAGAGGAAGAAGGCGAGCGCACGAACGTATGCGTGAAGAACGTCCTCGGCAAGCGCTGCAGTTACTGCGGCTGCCGTGAATTGGAGGGGTGAGGGATGAAATTAAGCCTTGAGAAATGGGCGGAAGCGAACTTCGATCCGGTGCCGACGCTCAACACGCTGCGGCGGTGGGCGCGAGAGGCGAAGATTTTCCCCGCCCCGGTGAAGCACGGGCGCAGCTATTATGTTGAGCCAGACGCACAGTACATCGAGCCAGGCACGCTTGCCGGGCGCATCGCGAGGGATCGACATGGCGCCAAGGCCGCGTAAGACCGGTTCGAAAGACCTGCCGCCGAACCTGTACCGCAAGACGGACAGCAGGAACGGCGTCACCTATTACAGCTACCGTGACCCGCTGTCAGGAAAGTGGTACGGGCTTGGCTCAGACAAGGCGCAGGCCGTGCGGGAGGCTGTGCACGCCAATCATGCAGGCGCGAAGATGCAGCCGGCACTGGCTGAGCGCATCGCTGCGACGCCGAAACGGCGGTTCTCGGAATGGATCGATGAATACCGCACGCTGTACGCAGAGCGCGACGTGTCTGACCGCAGCAAGGAAACGGTGCGCATGAGGCTCAATCGGTTGAGCGAAGCCATTGGGCACTTCGACACGGCAAGCATCGGGACGTTTGAGATTGCCGCATACCTGAAGACCTTCACGGATGAGGGCAAGGCGCAAATGGCGCGGGCCATGCGCTCACTGCTGAGCGACCTGATGCGCGAGGCGATAGCGGCGGGATGGCGGAGGGACAACCCGGTCGAAGTGACGCGGGCCGCGAAGGTGAAGATCAAGCGCGAACGGCTGACCCTGGAGCTATGGAAGGCGATCTATGCTGAGGCCAAACAGCCTTGGCTGAAGCGCGCCATGGAACTTGCAGTGTTGACCGGCCAGCGGCGAGACGATATCGCGGCAATGCTGTTCAAGGACGTGCAAGACGACCATCTGCATGTGATCCAGGCGAAGACCGGCGCCAGGCTGCGGATTAGCACGAAGCTACGCCTGGAATCGCTCGGGCTCGAGCTTGGCGAGGTGGTTAAAGCCTGCCGGGATGCGGTAGTGTCAAAGCATCTCGTGCATCACAGCCGCACCGTGAGTCGCGCGACGCCGGGAATGCCAATCATGCTGGACACATTGACCAGCGCATTTGCAGCAGCGCGGGACCGCACCGGCATAGAGTTCGGAGCGAGCCCGCCGACATTCCACGAGATGCGCTCACTGGCTGCCAGATTGCACGCAGCGGAAGGCCGAGATCCGCAATTGCTGCTCGGCCACAAGTCGGCAGCGATGACCGCGCTCTACCGTGACAGCCGGGGCGCCGAGTGGATCGACGTGGCATAA